GACCATCAACGACGCCGACGGCCTTCTCACCAACTTCTGGCGAGCGGTGCAGGCGGCCCCGGAAGCGGTCGCTGAGGCGGCCGATTGGCCGGTGAGCGAGCTAGACCTACACGCCCGCCACGCAGCCCTAGACGGCCTCAGGGAGGGCCTCACAGCCCGCTTGTTGGCCGACCCCAACTACTACGACGCCACGGCGGCAGGTTGGTGGGTCTGGGGGTTGTCCGCCTGGATTGGTGGGGGTTGGTGCGGTGGCAAGGGGGCCAAGCAGATCCCTCACCTGTCGAGCCGTGGTCAAAGCATCAATCGGGTTCTCCCTGCGGGCTTCAACGACCGTCACGAGTTCATCTTGGACTGGTTCACGGACCTACAGGCTCGCCTTCGAGATGTCCGCATCACCTGCGGGGATTGGCGCAGGGTGTTGACCAAGAGCGTGACCACGAAGCACGGGACGACGGCAGTGTTCCTCGACCCTCCGTATCTGGTCGGCAACATGTCCTACTCGGCAGGTTCTCCTGGCTCTGAGATTGCCGGTGAGGTGGCTCAGTGGGCGGTGGAGCACGGGGATGACCCTGCGTATCGCATCGCCCTGTGTGGCTACCAGGGGCACTACCAGATGCCCGCCAACTGGATTTGTCACCAGTGGTCCACGACGGGGGGATACGGCAACCAGGGCAAGGACAACGACAACAGAAAGCGGGAGGTGGTCTGGTTCTCGCCCCACTGCCTTTCGGCGGGGGTCTTCGACTTCGCAGAGGTGGCGCGATGAGCGACGCCACCATCGAGATCCCCTGGTACCTAGAGGATTTCGCATACGCGGGGATCCCCGTAGACCAGGCGGACGAGAGGGCCTTGTACGCCGAGTGGGCGGACATTGACCCGGAGGACGAGGACAGGGCCGAGGAGCGCTGGGATCTATTCTGGGAGATCTCGAAGTCCTCGCCTGCGTTCTTCATCCACGAAGCCAAGTTGCCGATCAGGACGAAGATTGGCTCAAAGATACCCTTCGACGCCTGGAATCCTAGCCAACGGCTCGTCTACAAGGCTTTTCTTAGCGAGTGGCAGGCGGGGCAACCTGTTCGCTTGATCGTGCTGAAGGCCCGGCAGGTGGGCCTGTCCACGTTGTCAGCGGCGCTGATGTTTTGGCGGACAATTGTTTTTGCGGACACGTCAACCGTCGTCATGTGTGACAAGACCAGTCACAGCGAACACATCCGCAGCATGGTGGGCATTTTCTTGGCCCACCTGGAAGATACTATGCCCCAAAGGTTCGTGCCCCAGGTTGCCCAGGCGACGAAGGGGGCCATTATCTTTGGTCGCAAGAGGAGAGACCATCAGAAGACGGAAAGGGACAAAGGTCAGGTTCGCCCCATCCTGGACTCCGCATACCGTTGTATGACTGCTGCATCTTCTATTTCGGAGCGGTCGTGGACTATTCAGGCTTTGCATGCTTCGGAAGTGTGTTTTTGGAAGAACGCAGAAGAGCACTGGCTAGGACTTTCGCAGGCTATCCCTGATGTACAGGGATCTATTGTTATTCTTGAGACCTCGGCGGACGCCGCCCAGGACTTCTTCCGCAACATGTGGGATTCGGCAGAGGCTGGCGAGTCTACCTACGTTCCGATTTTCGCTGGCTGGCAGATCCACGATGAATACCGCAGGCCGATCCCCGCGAAGTACACGCCGCAGACCTACGCTGAGACCTACGACAAGGACGAACTGCGCCTAGTGCAGTCGCTCGGACTGACGCCGGAGCAGGTCGAGTGGCGCCGCCAACAGATTAGGGACAAATGTAATAATGATCCTAGGATGTTCCGCCAGGAGTACCCGAGCAGCGCTGCCGAGGCTTGGGTTTCTCAAGGCCACGGCTGCTTCGCGCCGGAGGCCCTCCGAGCCTACCAGGAAGGCATCGACAAGGAGCGGCGCAAGCATCCTGATATTGGGGAGTTCGTCCTCGACGAATCAGGGCTCCCAGTGTGGATCCCCCGGGAGGATGGCCATTGCACCATCTGGCGGCACCCCGAGGCAGGCCGCACCTACTGCTTGGGGGTTGACCCAGCCGAAGGCGGCGGAAACTACACGAACTTTGCGGACTCGTCCTGCGTGCAGGTGCTGGACGCCGAGAGCCTAGAGCAGGTCGCCACTTATTCTAGCAGCATCATCTCCCCGGAGCGTCTGGCGGAGCAGGTGGTCGCCATCGGCAGGTACTACGCCGAGGCCCTGATCGTTCCCGAAGCCAACGCCGTGGGCGGGACCCTCATCTTCCACCTGGGGAGCCTTGAGGCCGAGCCCATGTACTTCCGGCCCCTGTCGGATGGCGGCTATGCAGGGATCAAGGGCACCGTAAAAGCAGGTGTTTACACAACTGCTCGCAACAAGGGCCCCCAACTCATCCGCCGCCTCGAAGAGCTGATCAACGGCGAGAAGCTCGTCCTGCACGACCGACGCACGATCAAGCAGTTGGCCGCCTACGAGCGGCACCAGGACGGCTCCTACGGGGCAGGCAAAAAGGGCCATGACGACAGCGTGATGGCCCTAGCCCTTTGCCTGCACGGGATCCACAGCGATCAGCTCATTTGGCATCGGGATGACGCTATGGGCCTGCGTAGAGCAGGAGATTTGCTCCGCGACGCTCGGGAGCTGGTCGAGGCTGGAAAGCTCAACGAGGTACACCCTCAGTTGCAGGGCTACTTCGCCCCGCAGGGCACAAGCCCATGGGATTACTAAGGAAATGACCGACACAATCATCTGGGCAATCGTCGCCGTGGCAGTCGTGGCAGTCGCTGTGTGGGCTGGGGTGCGGAGCATCTTCGCCCTGGCCAATCGGCAGCTCGGGCTGATGGAGCGGGCCTACACGGACGCCATCGACCGGGTTGCCGACGGCTCGCAGAAGGCCGTGGTTGAGATGTCCGAGCTTATCCAGGCCCTGGCGGACAGGCTTTTGCTCAAGTCCGGCGTCGACCCTCAGACCCCCTACACGGTGCCGCAGGTCATCCCCCAGCCCCCGGCGGATGGGTTCGCGGCGATGAGGGAGCGTGGGCTGGATCCGCTCAATCCTGTGGACGTGGACGCCTGGGAGTCGAGTCTGGGAGGTGAGGTCTGATGTCCAAAGACCAAGACCTAGCCGCCTGGGTCAATGGCGTTTTCGAGCGGGAGTTGACCCGCCAGAAGAAGGAGCACCCCTCCTGGTATCTAGCCACGTCCTACCTGGCCGGTAAGCAGTGGGTGTTCTTTAATGAAAGGGCGCGCTGCGTTGACACCATCCCCCGCTCCCCAGGGGAGAAGCGCCTGACCGTCAATCGCCTGCGCCCCATCGTGGAGCAGGTCCTTGACCAGATGGTGGCCTCGAACCCCCGCTGGCACACCGCACCGACGAGCAGCACCGAGGCCGGGGCCTTGGCGGCCCGGGCTTGGCAGGTCTGGTATGACTGGATCTGGCAAGCGAAAGGAATCGAGCGGCAACTTCGGGATCAGGTCCTCGTGTGGGCCGCCTTGACGGGGCGGGGCTGGTTGAGGGTCACCTGGGACGGTGAGGGCGGCCGCAAGAAGAAGTACCGCCTGCCCGTTGAGCCCGACCCCCAGGCCCCCGAGGAGCAGGCCGAGAGCATCCTCTCCGCCCTGCTCCGTGGCGAGGCGAGCGAGGAAGCGGAGGTCGCTGAGGGCGACTTCATGTTCCGGCCCATCTCTCCGTTCAACATCTTCATTGACCCATCGGCGGAATCTGTAAGCGAAATTCGCTGGCTCCTTGAGGTCTCCTATGCCCACCGGCAGGAGGTCGAGGAGCTGTATGGGGTCGAGGTCGCCGCAGACGTGGAGACGGGGACGACCCAGGGCTACTCTCGGCGGGTCCTTGCGGGGCTTGACCAGTACGCTGGCTTTGTCGGCTCGACAATCAGCCAAGGTGCGGGCGGCAAGTACATCCGCAGCGCTGGCCTGTACGAGGGAGACGACGCCGAGAACCTGGTACTCCTGAAGGAAATGTGGGTGAGGCCCACCAAGAAGCATCCGCAGGGCCGCTACCTCGTCGTGGCTGGTGACCAGGTGCTTGCGGAGGGGGACAACCCCTACGGCCGCATCCCTTACGTTCCCTTCGACTGGTTCCCTCGTGTGGGCAGCATCTACGCAGACGGCCTGGTGCCCGCCCTGTGTGACCTTCAGCGGGAGATCAACATCTCGGTCTCTCGCCAGTCGACCTTGCTCCAGATCCATGCAAACCCGCCCTGGCTCGTTCACGCCAGGAGCAAAGTCTCGGCGGAGGGCTTCAGCGACCGGCCGGGGCACATCATCATCCACGAAACGCCACCTGGTGTGGCGCCCCCGGGGCGGCAATCTCCCCCCAACGTGACGAC